ATTCACATGCTTTGCAGACTGTGAGAAACCAGACAAGTAACCCAAGACATCTTGGTCATACTGATCACGCAAACGATACGCTGCACGATCAGAAGCCATCTGCATGAAGTTCACATGTGAGTGAGCAGCTTCGATGTCATCAATCTTGAAAGCGTAGTAGTTAGCTTGGTCAACAACCAAGGTGAAGTCTTCGTCATTCAGATCTTGAGCAGTGATCTGTGTACCACGAGCATAGCTCTGGACAGACACTTCAGGTTCTTTAATGATTTTGACACTGTCGCCCATGTTTGCGATTTCACCAAAGTAATCGTTGTTGGTGATGTCTTCAACAGTAGACGCTTTACGGAATGCAAGTTGTACTTGCTTAGAATAGATTACCGGACTGAAGTTTCCATTCGGAAACTGACCGTAACCTGCAGCACTTGGAAAAGCCATTTTATTATCTCCTATAGATATATTGGCATATATTTAAATACGCTCAACATCACTACAGAGGCTGAATTTATTAGGTACATTACTTGTCCACTGTGCCCAATGGAACATAACGGGCTAACAAACTTTCAGGTGATTCTGACAGTTTATTGTTTTGCGTGACTAACAGACAAAACAAAAGAAACATCTCTTCAGTGTACTCTTGCTTCATCTTATTGATAGCTGCACAGACTAGTTGAATGTTTCCAACAACGTAGCCTTTACTGCTATCCACTCTATCGAGGCTTACTGTATTAAATTGGTTGGCTGTTGCAAGCAGCGGCAATTTAGTATAAGCACATCGACCATTTTGTTTTATTAACACCTCTAATAAATCAGAAGTATTAATAGAAAATTCTTTAGTTCTACCTTTTGCTTTTGTGCAAAGATTTTTTAACCTAGAAATAAGATCTCTCTCATGTAGAGGGATATATGAAAGCTTATTTCTAGCTACTGTACGCTTCGTACACTCTTTACAGTCGTTTCTTCTTCCGTAAAAATCTAAACGCAACTTAACTTCACCGCACTTGCGGCAGGTCTTAACTTCATCCATAACAATCCCCAATCAGATAAAGAGCTAGACTATGGATTGGCACAGTCAGGGGAGCTACCCTTTTCGCTCTGTTAAAGTTATACCAGTTGTTTCAGGTTTGTCAATACTTAACGAGCACTTCCGCTAATATCGTATACAAACTTACCTGATTGTAATGCTTTAGCAATAGCTTCTTGGTTCTTTTCATATTCAAAGGTAGACATTTTATTTACCTGTGACTCATAAAAGACACCATCTTTGCTTTCGCCTGTAGGCGCAGAACGACTACCACGGGTGTTAACACTCTCTGCTGCACCTTTATCTGAGGTAGGCTTCTTTGTCTTAATATTCTTATCAGCCTTGTAAAGATCAATGGCACGAGCAGCAGCTCTTGCATCACTGTCATTATCATACAAAGCATCTTGCACCCACTTAGGTTGCTCTTCAACCCAGTTGTGGAAGTCATCATCATCACGAATAACATCAAAGTCTGGGTGCAGACGCATCAATTCAGCTTCTGCTTTCTCCTTAGCTGTCTGATGCTCACGCTCATCAAGCTGTTTGAATCGCTCATCCAATGCTTGGGTTTGCTCCTTAGCCTTTTTAATTGCAATTGTTTCAACAATCTTTGCAACATCAGGGTAGGTTTTTGCCCACTCATTCAACTCTTCTTCACTCTTAGGAAGCTTAATTTGCTTCTCTGTGCTGCTCTGTAGCTGTGAACGAAGTTCATCAATCTGCTTCTGCAAAGCTGTTTGCTGTTGCTGAGAATGTCTGCGAAGATCACCGTAACGCTTCTTAAAGCTTTTCTCTTCTCCGCTTAAGTTACTATCGTCACCATCGTTTCCTTCTGGTGGGTTGTTCTTATCTTCAGCCAATCGTTTCAATTCTGCTTCTTCTTGTTCAATCCGATCTTTGTTAGCATTACGCTTACCAAATGGAGAGAACGCCTGAGCCTGTTGGTTCGGATTAATCACTGCTTCTGTCATAACATACCTTTTAAGTTGGGGCTAACTGTAGCTGTCAATACAGGGAGATAGGTAGCCAAAGATGGTGGGAAATTGTGGATACTCACCAGCCCACCTCTGGTTTGAGTATGCTAATTATATAGTATTATTTTCTAGAAGCAATGCCTCTTTTTTGAGCAGGTGTTGTCTTTTTAACACGCTTAGTAATAAGACCGCCTTTAGCTGCCTCTACTCTAATTCCTTTTTTTTCAGCTTGCAACATTTCCATAGGTTTAACAGCAAAAGACCCACCAAGGGCATCTACAGCAGTCATAGAAGCACCCTCAGAATCTTGTTCTCCAGCTTCAGCATTACCAGATTCATCATCACCACCAACACCACCACCAACGCCACCACCACCAACGCCACCAATGCCACCATCGCCAGCGCCTTCATCACCACCGTCATTTCCTGAACCTACAGTGGTATCAATACCACCTCCAGCATTTCCTATCCCTATAGTGGTATCAGTACCACCAGTATCTTGACGACCTGCAGTATCAGCACCACTAGTTAAACTATCAGCACCAGCACTTCCCCCTTGACCACCAAGAGCAATATCTGTTGCAGTTTGTTGAGAAGAAGTTTCTGCTACTTTAGCTTCTCTACCTGCTACATCAGCAGCAGCATCTCTACCTGCTTGAGCAGCAGCATCGGCTGAGCCACCTCTTACAATAACATCCGCAGCAGCTTGGCTAGCAGCACCCGCTGCTCCTTCACTCTTACCACTACTTGTAGCATCAGCGGCTGCTAAAGAAGCTGCAGTTGCAGCAGCACCAGCAGTACCACCAACAGAAGCAGGACCAGCAGTAGCGGCTGGCTGAGTTGCATTTAGATTAGTACCCCCAGTGTCAGCAATAGACGCTGAGAAAGCTTTAGCTGAGCTAGTAGCCAAGGCGTTATTAACTCTACCTGCAACACCAAGCAGAGGGTTAACGATACCAGCAACAGTCATCACTGTTCTATCTATTGTGTTTGGTGTTACAGAGCCATCAGGATTTAAGGTGAAGCCACCAATGCCTGTACTTACAGCACCTGTATCGGTGGCTGTAATAGAGCCACCAAAAGAATTTACACCTTGTCCTCTATCACCAGTAAATCCTGCATTAGCAGCAGGAGTAGTAGTGGTTGTTGTTCCTGTAGGAGTTTCTGTAGATGGTTCTGTAGTCGTAATAGGTGTAACTAAACTACCTCCTCTAGGCATATCTACTCCACGAGTTATAGATGGGTCTACTCCACCCGTAGATACAGCACCTGTTGTTGCTGTAGTTGTGCCTGTCATTCTACTTGCAGGGTTTGCATCAACAACAGAATATCCTTTAGGTATTCTCCCTGAAGGCTTACCATTGAAATAGGTCATGTACAAAGAATCACCAGCAGCATTCTTCAAAAGTCTTACATCATTTGCTGGATTTGTAATGGCTGTTCTTTGAATGTTGTATTTAGCTAAGATGTCTTTACTAGCTTCTGGAACTTTAACAACACCTCCACGAGCAAACTTCTGTTCACCCGTTTGCTCACCATCAACTTCAGAGATGATGTCATCAATCTCTGATTCAAATTCTTCATCACCTTCATGCAAAGCTTCTGGGTTTTCTACTTGATCAGCATTACCCATCTGACCAATCTCTGCCATTCGATTGAGTCCCTGCTTAGCTTCATCACGAAGCTTCATCAATCTTTCAAGACCAATATATCTAACAACATCAGCAGGAATAACAAACTCGCCTTCACTCAGTTGTGCAGGAATATCATCCCTCACTTCTTTCTGCAAAGATCCCGCAGGTACGTCATTGCCGGACACAGGATCTACTGTGCCGCCTTCATCTTTCATACCGCCTTCAGCAAAGAGTTGCTCTGTTTCATTGTTGTACATTAACTTCATCCTTTAGATGTTTTAGTCTGCGTAAAGCAGCAATGGCTCCTTGAGCCTTTCCAATCTCACGCACATCAACAGCTTGTTCTAAATTTTTATGCTGCTGAGCAATCTCAGCATCTAGCATATCTAAGAACGCTTCCCATGTAGCGTTAGTATTTACGAAGCCTTTAAGCTTGGGGAGGTACGGCTTGTACATTACCAGCAAATCCTTGTTCACCCGGCACTGGTGCTGCACCAACGCCAATATTTCCACCACCACCGCCAGTCATATCAGATACTGGAGGAGGACCACCAACGGGAGGAGCACCCTCTGCAGGAGCAGGAGCTGTAGCTTGTTGCATCAGCAAAGCTTGACGCATAGCTTCTTCCATGTTGTTAGTAACCTTGTCTGGATCTAAGTCCATACTCTTAGCAATTTCACGAATGATATACGGAAACTTAGCAAATGGCATCAGTGCAGGAGAGCTAGCAATTTGCAAGAACTGCATCAAGCGTTGGCTTCTCACCTCATTAGCCATCAAGCTCTCTGTACCTCTAGCTGTAACTTCCAAGTCTCCTTTGATTGATTTATCAAAGTCAAACTGCATGTTGAAGCTAAAGAAAGCCTTACCCAATGGAGCTAACAAATAATCATCCACATTCTTGATGATGGTTTTAACACTGCCAGATGCAGCATTCATCAACATAGAAATACCAGAGGCTGTTCTACCAACACCACTCACACCAGTTTGTCCATGTGAAAATGATGGCATGCCTGTAGATTCGTCAGCAAGCTGTCGTGCCTTATCAAACAGTTGTAAGTTCTCAGCAGCTACGTTAGGAAATTTAGTTCCAAACAAGCTTTGACCGGGAGCACCACCCTGTCGTCTAAACACTTTGCCCGGAAATACAGACATGTCCTGTCCGGGAACAAGGTTGGTTTCATCAACCTCAAATACAAGGTTGCCCGACAACACCGCATTGTCTACTGCCATACGCATAAAACCATTCATGAGGGTCTGGGTGTCGTCCATGTTTTCAGCGACACCAATGCCAAATAGAGAGTAGGGGTTTAATTCGCAAGGAGCAGCATAGTACGGAATGTTGGCGGGCTTAAACGGATTTAATACTAAGCGCATAATTTTACCATTGCAAAACCATACGTTAGCTTGTAGTTCTTTGTAGTCTTCAAGTTCTTGTGGAATAGTAATGTCGTTTTCTTTGAGCAGGTCAACATCAACATTGCCCCAATATTCCAACACTTCAAATCTATCTATACCAAAGTTGGGAGCATAGTCTTTTAAATCATCTTCCCAATATTTTTTAACATAAGAAGAACCTGCTTCAATCACTTCTTCAATAACATTAGCCCTAAACAATGGACGATTCTTCAAAGCTCTAAGTTGTGTAGAGCTAAGCTTGTGACGCTCAATAATGTATTGAGCTTCTTCCATGTTGGTAGCATCAGGATCAGGATAGAAGTTCCAGATAGAAACATGTGATGTCTCTGGTACTGTCTTCATCTCTGGTGTATATGTACCTTCTTCATCCCAGTTTGGATATTCCTTTGTCTTAGCAAATGGACCTTTCATGATGCCTGTGCCAAACAAAGCCATCTCAAAAGCTGTAGAGCGAAGATGCTTATTAGCACCACTCTCATCCAACTGGTCATGTATCTTCTTCTCCATCTTCTTAGCTGCAACCATTGCAGGATGGAAGGTGATAGATGAAGGAGTTACACCCGGACCTTCTTTAAGACCTTTAGTGTCTTTAAGTTGGTCTGTCAATGGACCAAGACGATCCATTAAAGTTTTTAATGTAGCACCGGGTGGTAGATCTTTGCCATCACCTTTGTAACCAAACGGAGAAGCCACCTCAACTTCTGCACCCTCTGGTGCTTTGGGATCAATATGTACTGTATCAACTACACCTTCTGGCAATACAGTGGGATCAACACTGAGAGGAAACTTATTGTTAGCAAATAACACATCAGTGATTTGACCATATGCTGCAAGCACTTTAGTCTTTGTCACTTTAATAAATACACGGCTCTTTTCTGTCTCTGTAAATTTAACATCTGGTCCATAAAGACCACGATAGTTTCTATAAGCTCTCAACCAACGCTGTTCGTCTTGTCTACGACTCTCTTCACTCTTGGTGTATCTTTCATTTAGAAAATTTAAGAGAAGATTTCCCATGAAAGGAGCAGCTTCGTTCTCTTTCTTATCTTCTAAGCTAATAGACTTATCGTCCATAAAATTGTTTTGCGCCATAAATACCCTTTAATACCCAAATGTGGGGTCTGCCATCTTCATCCCAGAACCAGCAGAATTTAATGGATTGTAATCGAACAAACTACTTCTAGGTCTGCTCATCACACCATAACGAATAGCATCATATAAGTGATCTTCAGCTTTAGTATCAATATCCTCTGGGTTTTTCTTGTCCAAAGGTATGATGGGTAGCTGAGCAATCGTATTTACACAGTTGCTTGTTATAACTAGTCTTGGTTGTTCTGTAAAGGGGTCAAGCTGTAGTCTTCTATGCAGCTCATTCTTACCAGACACCCTACTTCCAGCACTTCTATCCGCTGGCCTCCACCTACAACCCTCTGCAATCATCTGTTCTGCCAGTGATGGACCTGTATCCCCACGCTTATGCCAGCAACTACTGTCCAATACACCATATCTCATAGGACCATCGTTCTCTTCAGCCCTCATTACTAAGTGAGCGAGGTCTTTGGCAAGTACTTTGCTAACATATAGCTCACGATAGATGACCAATTGCTCACTTGGAGACACAGCAAACCACACCACAGCACTATAACTTCCGTATCCATAGTCACAAGCCCTAAATTTAGTCCAATTACTTGGGATGTGGAACGGTTCCACTACATGAATCTGCCTATTAAACTCAGGAAACGCTGCACCTTCAGCAATATCCCAATTACCCTCTAACAATTGCTTCCTTTGATGCTCAGGAAGTGACAACAACATTGTCTCATAGTCACCTGTCTGCATCAAGTAGGGGTTATCCGTCAACATAGCAGGGATAAACCTACGCTTAAACAGTGGCTGCCCCTCTTTACTGTGTCCTTTAGGATACACTAAAGTTTTAGCAGTCTCAATATCTGTTGCATCAAACGCTTTTCCTGCTGGAGAAGGGTCAATAAACATCTTCTTCACCCAAGCATGACCCGGACCACCCGGATTTGTTGTAGCTCTCATGAAGATAGGCAAGTCTGCTGCTGCTGTACGCAGACGAGAACGCATATAGTTCCACGGAAATGGCGTATGCCACTGCGTCAACTCATCAAAACCAATCCAGCTAAACGCCAAACCCTGATATCTCAATACGTCTTCATCTCTATCAAGGTAGGACATCCATAGCCTAGCCCCTGATGGTGCTTCCCACTGCATCTTTCTCTCACTCCACTTGATGCCGGGGTAAATCTTTGGATAAAGCTCTTGGCTTTTCCAGATGAGTTCTCGAAGTTCCTCTGTCGTGTGACGCAAAAGCAACCCAGAAAACTGCGGATGCACCATATACCTAAGAGGATCTGCAAGCATGGCATAACTTTTACCACCACCAGCAGCTCCACCATACAACACTTCCCTCTCTGAAGATGCTAAGAAGAATGTTTGAGGCCCCGGATTGGGCTTAAACAACACTTCTCTCTCATCAGCTATTGGAAGCTGTGTCTCCTCCGAGCTTGCTATCGATATATTGGGTGAGCTTGCTGTAGCTTTCTGACTCGAAGTATCCGGTTTGGTCTTCTTTGCCGAGCCTCTTTTCGTACCTCTGCGCTTGCTCAAGGGCTTTTTGGAGCCTTCGGGCAAGGTTGCGGTAAGTAGTGGATTTGTATCCGTGTTTTCGCTCACTCTTTATTCTCTTTAAAAGTCCAACATGACTAATCTCTCTGCCACTCACCTTAGTCAACCAAGCAGCTACCTGCCTAGAAGGATATTGTTTTAAATGCTTCTTAGCTTTTTCTAACGCTTCAAGCTCTGCAGGTATTGGCTGCAAGAGGTCAGGATCTGTTTCATCTTGTCGGTAGCCAAAAGGTATAGTTCTACCAATCTTTGGTATGGGTACATATGTTTCCTTATCTTTAGGCTGTGGCAATATCCAAGCCCCTAAGTCTCTCTCACTCACTCTTATCTTTGGCAGGTAAAATCATAATGCCAGATGGAGTTTCAATCTGAACCTTATCTGTTTTTACCAAGCCAGCCCTGTCTAACAAATCCTTAGCAGCATTGAGCTTTTCTTTCAAGCCAAGCTCCGTAGGATCGGCAATGCCACTAACAACAGCCATAGCTGCTCTAGGGGCGTTCATGGCGATGTAAAGCTGTGTAGCCTCAATCACTTCTTCCTTCAAGACATCCATGATTGCTTTAGTGTTGTAACCTTCGCTGTAGCCAGCAAGCCTCCTTGCTGTTACAGGATTGCCTCCAGCTTCAGCAAATAACACCTCAATGAATTTCTTCTGTTGTTCTGTTAATTCTCTTTTAGCCATAGTGTTTCCTTATACTCTAGTTGCTGGATCAAAATATTCTTCAACAGACACTGTTGCATCCATTGTGCTGCCAGCCTCAGGAGTGACGGATAAATAGTCTCCAGCATTAAGAACAAGATAGGCTTGGTCAAACTTTAAGAAGTTGTAAGCAGACACTGTGTATCCACCAACTATAGAGTAGGTGATTCCTGTAGAAGTGTCATGCCAATCTATCTGTACTGTCTTATTACCACTTGTCTTGTTACAAACAAATAGCAACTCCACCTTAGAAGTGAAGTTGTTAGGACAAGTATAGATAGTATTGGCACTACCTGCTGTCAGGTTTGTACCAACACTTCTAAATCTAGAAGCTCTTGTATTGTCTATCATTTCTTCTTAGGTTTTATTTTAGCTTCAGACAATGCAATGGCAATGGCTTGCTTGGGATTCTTAACAACAGGACCCCCTTTACCACTGTGCAAGCCCTTGTCCTTAAACTCGCCCATCACCTTAGCAATCTTAGCTGTTTGTTTTTTAGTAGCCATTATTTCTTCTTAGCTTTCATTGGCTTACCCACACCAATCATGATAGCCACCATAGGCTTACCACCCTTACCCTCTTTAGCCATACACTTACCAGCAGCTTTACACTTGGCTGGTGTGGGGCATCCCTCACAAGGCTTAAATGCTTTCTTAGTAGCCATCATTTACCTTTCTTAGCTGTAGCAGCTTTTTTAACAGCACCACCCTTAGCCATAGCTTTGACAGGAGGCTTCATAGCATAACCACCACCCATCATCTTCTTCTCTTTGTTAGTGGCTGTACGGCTACCTCTTACAGGCATACCACCATACATCATCTTCTTTTCAGGAGTGGCAGGAGCTTTCTTTGTATTTTCAAAAGCCTTACGCTCCAGCTCATTAGCTCTGTCCAAGTAGGTGTTACGCACCTCTTGAGGAACAGCAGTGTCCTTAGCCTTCTCACGGTACATCTTAACTTTTTCTGCATCGGTAGCCATAGTTTCTCCTTTTAGTTACCACTTAACCTTGTCTGCCCAATATGCAGCAGACATCTTACCCTTGTTAATATTCTCAGCATGACGAGCCTTGAAGCTCTTCTGCCTAGCCTTGTCCTTAGCTGTGTCTGGACTAGCACCAGCACCACTAACACCCTGCTGTCCAAATCTAATTAGCTTCACTGTATCCCCATCCTTGGCTAACACAGCATGACTCTTCGTAGGATGTTTCGGTGTAGCCTTAGGCTTGTTATACCCTGAAAACTCTTCACTTCCTCTTTTAATCATCTGAACTTGCTCACTTTCTTAGCAATGGCCTTAGGCTGTTTAACAAACTGTTTTCCTTCTGCTGTACCTTTTCTCTTGGCTTTGGTGGTGGCAGCATACTCAGCAGAGCTTAAAGACTTGATGGCTGCTTCAGGAAGATAACGCTCTCCTGTTTTAGAAGAGGGCTTACCAGACTTAGTAGTCCACTTCTGGTCTGTCCAATCTTTTAAAGACTTCTGAGAAGCTTTCATTTATAACCACCACCCTTAGCTT